AAAGTCGGGGATACGGTCGAGTTAGGTGGAATAGAACTCGGGGGATATCTGTTCCAAACCATCATGTGGGGAGGAAAGGAAATAGTCGTATGCAGGGAAGAGGACATTGTCGGTATTATCGATAAACCGTAAGGGTCAGGGCCTTCATCCTGCCATGCGGTATTCGCCTGATATTGTCAGGAATCGCATACGTGCCGGAGTTATAGTCAATCTCCTTCAAAAACATATACATGGAGCACATTCCATGTCAGCCTCTCAAGTGAGGGCTGCTGAGATCCTGCTCAGGAAGGTTGTACCTGATTTAGCAGCGGTGCAATTAGGATTTGTCGGAAACACCGAAGGAGTAACGATCTTTGTTGGCGATGATCCCAACTCAGAAGCAACTGGAAGCGAACGTACTATTGCAGGGCAAAGCCCAGCACGTGATGTTGTTCGGAGGATCGAGATCCGGCAAGACGTTCTGGATAGTCAGAGTGATCGTGTGGAGGGCTCTATCCTCTCCGCAGAGCCGGCACTGCATCCTGAGATTTGTCCTGGGGCACATCAAGCAGTCGATAGTGCTGGATACATTCCCCAAGGTGATGAATCTTTGCTTTCCGGGGATTAAGTACGATCTGAACAAATCCGATCTGTACGCTTCATTTCCGAATGGTTCAGAGATATGGTTTGGCGGGTTGGATGAGAAGGATCGGGTGGAGAAGATCCTCGGCAATGAATATGCCACCATTTACCTGAATGAATGTTCCCAGATTCCGTGGGGGTCGAGGAACGTTGCATTAACCCGGTTAGCCCAACTGGTGACCCAAAAGGTTAAAGGCAGGGATCCCATCACCTTACCGTTGAAGATGTACTATGACGAGAATCCTCCGGATAAGGGACATTGGACCTACAAGTTATTCAGGTTAGGGATAGATCCCGAGTCCCGACAGCCTTTACCAGATCCTGAGAACTATGCCTCTCTTCAATTAAATCCCGGAGATAACCAGGCCAATCTCGGGGAAGAGTATTTACGGACACTCTCATCTCTTCCCGCAAGACTGCAGAAGCGATTCTTGCAAGGGGAGTTTGGTGATTTAGCTCCTAACGCATTGTTCCGGGATGAAACACTGGATAAGTGGAGGGTTAATAATCCTCCTCAGATGATCAAGATCGTCGTAGCCATAGATCCTTCGGGTTCTGAGGATGACGATACCGATCACGATGAGATAGGCATCATGGTGTGTGGATTAGGAACGGATGGGAATGCTTATGTACTGGAAGACCTGACTTGCAAAGCAGGTCCTTCCACCTGGGGGAGAATTGCCACACAAGCCTTTGACCGATGGCAGGCCAACACTATCGTGGCTGAGATCAATTTTGGTGGAGCGATGGTCAGAAACGTCATTTTATCAAGCCGACCTAACACACCATTTCGCCCTGTCACCGCATCCCGTGGGAAATCAGTCAGGGCAGAACCTGTATCGGCACTTATGGAGGATGGGAAAGTGCGTCTAGCCGGAGTATTCAGAGGACTGGAAGATGAACTGGTTGGATTTACCACCCATGGGTATACAGGTGACAGAAGTCCCAATAGAGCCGATGCCATGATCTGGGGCATCTCAGACCTCTTCCCGCAGCTTTATGGGACACAAAAGCCTAAACCCGTAATAGGACCCCAGTTAGCCCGTATCGCCCGTAATGACGCTCTTGGCTGGATGGGGAACTAGTGGTTTCGATCCCTGAACGTAATAACGACCAACAAGCCGAAACGGACGAGGAGATATTCCAGGAATGCCGTGAACGACTGAGGATTGCGATAGAGGCCGAGACCGAGAACAGAGCCCAGGCTATTACAGCTCTTGAGTTCAGGGATGGTCATCAATGGCCGGATGATCTTTATAACCAGAGAAAGATCGATAAACGACCTTCCATCACGGTTAACCACACCTCTACCTTAGTTCGCAGGGTTGTGAACAACATGCGCGAACAAAGACCCCGGATCAAGGTCCATCCCGTTGGGACAGGAGCTAATACGGAAGTAGCGAATGTGATAGCAGGTCTGGTCAGACACATCGAGAACATCTCGCAAGCCTCCGTCGCTTACGACACTGCCGGGGAAGCCGCAGTTACCATGGGATGGGGATACTGGAGAATATTGTCTGAATATATCTCCCCCGATAGTTTCGATCAGGAACTGAAGATCGTTGCTATCCGTAATCCTTTTACGGTTTACATGGATCCCTCATCCAATCATCCGGCAGGAGAAGATGCCGACTGGGTGATCATCTCCGAGAAGATGAAACGGCAGGATTACAAGAGGCTGTATCCAAAGGCCGAGAACATCGAGTTTCAAAGATCATCCCAGGGCGATGATATGACGGAGTGGGAGTCCAAGGATGAAATCAGACTCGCTGAGTACTATCGGGTCTACCAGAGAATGGACACCTTGCATTTCATGTCCAATGGGATGGGAATGTTCAGGGATGAGATCAAGAAACTATCCACTGATTTAGAACAAGCGCAGATTACGGAGACCAGTTTCTCCAGGCCTTCGGTCCGACGAACCGTTGAGTGGTTCAAGCTCAATGGGAAAGAGATTGTGGACCGAAGATCCCATGATGAAAATCCCCTCCCAGACAGATGGATTCCTGTTATTCGGTGTGAAGGCAATGTTCTTGACGTTAACGGCGAGGTAAGGCGTAAAGGGATGGTCGCGGATCTGATGGATCCTGCGAGAATGCTTAATTACTGGAAAACCTGCGAGACTGAAATGTTGGCTCTCGCACCTAAATCTCCCTTCATAGGTCCTGCGGGTGCATTTGACGGACATCCTGAGTGGGCAGATGCAAACCAGAAATCTTACTCAAGACTTGAATACGATCCCCAGTTCATTGAACAACCCGATGGTTCAAAGACTCCTTTGCCCCCTCCGGAGAGAAGTCCACCGATTGCTGTTCCACAAGGGTTTGTACAGGCAGCTCAGGGAGCATTCCAGGATCTGATGGCTATCGCTGGAATGCCTCACGATCCACAGATGGATCAACCCGGCACAGTGATATCCGGCCAAGCCCTGAGGCGTCGCCAGGCCATATCAGACATGGCTCACTACCAGTATTACGATAATCAGACTCTATCGATCTGCCAGACCGGTAAATGTCTGGTTCAACTCATTCCGTACTACTACTCCACTCAACGGATGCAACGCATTATCGGAGAGGATGGTGTTCCGGAAATGGCTGCCATTAATACCAAGGATCCTGCCACTAACAAGGTCAAGAATGACCTTAAAGTGGGTCGGTATGACGTGGTGATGGATACCGGTCCCGGTTACGAGACCAAACGTCTTGAACAAGCCGAAATGACCGTTGATATGTTGAGAATTGCTCCTCTGGCGGAAGTGTCTGTAAAGAACGGAGCTGATCTGATTTACCGGTACTTCGGGATGGATGAGATGGCCGACAGGTTAGTATCCACCAATCCCACGGGATTTAAGAAAACCCTGGAGCAATTGCCTAAAGAGGCAAGATCAGTCGTTCAGTCTCTCTACAATCAATTACAGGCCGCACAGCAGACGATTCAACATCAGGCATTGGATCTTAAGTATCGCGGTTCCATCAAGCAGATGGAGGAGACCGAGGAGACCAAGCGAGAACTGATGAGAGGCCATGTCAAGGCCCATGACACCGATACGATGGCTCAAACCAGGCAGTTGGATACGCACGTTAAAGCACAGACTTCTATCGGCGTGGCTGAAATTAATGCAGCCGGTAAATTGATGGACACACAGGTTGACAAGGGGCATGAACACATCATGCAGGTACGGGAATTGGAACATGCAGCTTCACAAGCTGAGGAAAAGTAATGGGTAAAGTCATCACGGGAGCCACGCTCCAGGAATTCATCTCCGAAGGTAAAGTACAGGAGATTAAATCGGCTGTCAGGAAAGAGACCCAAGAGGCTCCTCCCCTTGAGGTAAAGCCCGCTGAGGTTGTTCTGGAGAAGGATGAAGATCCAGAGGCTATACACGATCTGGATGCTGAAACAGCCGATGAAGTGAATAAGTCCGAGCGGTTCAGGAAAGTCATTGGCAAAAAGCACCGCGCCATGCGTGAGGCGCAGGAAGAGGCGCGAGACGCGGAGTCTTTTGCCAAAGAGCAATGGAACAGAGCACGATTATCCGATGAACGGGCTGCGGCCCTGGAATCCCAGTTAAAGGAATTTCAGAAAGCCAAGCCAGCAGAGCCAGAATTCAAGCGTCCTGACCCCCAGGATGCCAAATATCTGGATGATAACAAGCAGTTCAAGGCGTTTGCATACGCAGAGGATCTGGCATCCTATTCGGCCCAAAAAGCCGTCAAGGATGAGAATGAGCGACTTTTGAAGGAACGGCAGGAGGCTGAACGAGCGCAGTTAAATGCAACTGTTCAGGCCAGATTGCAGGAAGCGCGCAAAGCACACAAGGACTGGGATGAAAAGGTCCCTTCGGACCCTGAAACCGGTCCACGGATACATCAATCGGTGATTGATTACCTTCCGACCACTAAACATGTGGGTGAGCTTTTGTACTACTTCAACACCCATCCTGAAGAAGTCGAGCGTATCAATAAATTATCCCCTCTGGCTGCGGTGGCAGAAGTGGGGCGCATTGAACTGACCTTTGAGAAGCCACAGGTGAACAACGGCACTAACGCCGCACCTGAACTTCCAAGGGTCTCCGGGGCTCCCGCTCCCATTGCTCCTTTAAGTGCCTCAAGGACAGTCAACGTCAACGTTGATCCTGCCAAGATGAGCTTCAAGGAGCTGCGCGAGTTCGAAAGGAATCGCAGGCGACGGTAGCTCCCTTAAGGAGCTTACATGGCTAATAACCTTCTGACGATGAGCTACATAACGAATGAAGCGTTAGTAGTTCTCGAAAACGAATTGGTATTAGCGAACCGGGTTGAGCGTCAATACAGTAATGAATTTGCGCAGACAGGCGCAAAGATCGGCAATACTGTGAATATCCGCAGGCCCCCGAGATATCTCGGAACCTACGGTGCGCCGCTTAACGTAGAGGACTCTAACGAGACGTATCTACAGGTTCCGCTTAATTACCAGTTCCACGTTGATGTCCAGTTCACCACGCAGGATCTTGCCTTGAGCATGGATATGTTCAAGAAAAGGATTCTGAGACCTCAAATTGCTGCGGTTGCAAACCGTATCGATTCTGACTGTGCGCAGATGTTCTACCAGCAAACGGCTACCAATGTGGGTGTGCCTGGTGTTCAGCCTGCGAGTTACAAGTTATTCAGTGATGCCAGGGCGTTCCTCGCGGCAGAAGCCTGCCCGACGGAAGGGGAGAAGAATTGCGTTCTTGATCCGATTACGATGTCTGCATCGACCGATGCCATCAAGGGATTGTTTAATCCCCAGGCACAGATCGGTGAATACATCGATAAAGGACTGATTGCGCGAAACTTTGCAGGACTGGATTGGTGGGAGGATCAAAACATTCCTTCAGCCAATATGGCTGCCACTTCTCTGACCGGTACTCCGGTCCTTGCCAACGTCACTGGAACGGCGCATCTGACCACAGGTTGGGCGCAGACGGGAACGATAAACACTTCGGGGTGGACTGGAAGTACCGCTGTCTTAACAGTCGGGGACACGATCCAATTTACCACGACCGCACCTGTTTATCCGGTTAATCCGCAGAACCGGTTGCAGTATGGCAGGACTACAAAGCAGTTTGTCGTTCTGCCTCCAGGGGGTTATACGGCTCCTCCGAATGGTGCCGCGTCGCCTGGATTGACTTTTGCGGCGGCGGCTTTAGCGGCTGGATCCTTTAATGCCAATACGGGTGTTTTTGTTAATGGTGCATTAACTATACCGGGTTCCGCGGTACAAACAGTTTCAACTTGTTTAACGCTGCTTTCACTGGTGGAACAAATAGCAAAT